GTGCGCCGCGGCTACCGCCGAGACACCTGCAACCTGGTGCTGTGGCCGTCGATGGAGATCCTGTCTGACGCGCAGATCGCCTGGACGTCCACGGTTCTCTGGATCAAGCCCCTCTACTGACCCTCCGGCTGACTTGCGCAGGGACCAATGTCCCTGTATTTATGTCGGGTTTGTGTTGTGATTGTCTCAACGTGGAGATAGGATCACACCATCGCAACACGAACCGGAGCCCGAACATGAACGCACGCACCACCGCCCTCGCTGATCAACTCACCCGCACCTACGTCGTCGGCTGCGACACGCTGATGGACCTGGTGCTCAAGCAGCGCCAGCACGGCTACATCCCCACCATCCGCAGCGACTACGGCACCAAAGCCGAGCGCCATGACCGAACCGTGCTGGCCCAGTCCTACGACTTCCTGGCCACCGAGCTCGGCCTGGAGCCCTGCTTCAGCAACTACAGCCGTAAGGCTCGCGCCGAGATCATTAACGTCTGACCTGCCACCCGCTGCGGTGGCAGCGGCAAGCCCAGCGGCTTGCCCTTGTCACCCAACCGGAGCCCGAACGTGAACCACACCACGCGCCGCTTTCCCCGCACTCTCCGCGAGGCCTTCCCTCAAGACCGTGAGTGGGCCTACAGCATCGAGAAGCACAAGGCCTCGATGTCTGTGCTCGAGGCCCTGTTGGCCTGGGCCTCCATCACCGGCATGTCTGTGCTGATTGCCTGGGCGGTGGTGGCCTGACATGGAGAAGCACTACACCGACGGCACCGAGCCGACGATCCTTCCCCACGTGCGGTGCTGCTCCGGCCCGTGCGAGCAGGGACGCAAGCCCTGCCCCGCGCCTGACGCGTGCGAGATCCGCAACGACGACGGCCGCGAGATCGAGTTCTTGGGTGGGGTGGTGGTTGTGATCACCGTTCTGATAGTGCTGGTCCTGGTGCTGGTGTGAGGTGCCCAGCATGCAACGCCGAAACCTCGGTGACAGACAAGCGCGGCCCGCGCCGGCGCCGGGAGTGCCGCAACGGCCACCGCTTCACGACCAACGAGGCCATCACCAGTGGTGTACGCCCGAAGGCCGACGAACCCCAACCTGTCCCGCCTGGTGGCCTTTTGGCACAGGTGTGGCACTCACCCGTTCCCAGCAACAACGAGAAGCCCTGAAGGGCTCGGTAGACGCCCTGTTTTGACCCACGAAAGGAATCACATGGAACCGATAGATCAACTGGCCACTGAATGGGCCATCGCCAAAGAGAAGGAAGACGCCGCCAAGGCCGAGCGCATCGACATCGAGGAGAAGCTCCTCAAGCTGCACCCGGCCAAGGAAGAAGGCAGCGAGTCCTTCAGCACGCCCCGCGGCGCCAAGATCACCCTCACCGGCCGCGTCACCTACAAGGTGGACATCGACAAGCTCACCAGCCTGACCGCAGCATGGCCCGACGACGTGCGCCCGGTCAAGACCAAGATCGAGGCCGATGAGACGCGCCTGAAGGCCATCCGCAACGAGAGCCCCAAGCTCTGGGCGCAGATCGCCGCCGCGGTCGATACGAAGCCGGCCAAGACCGGCGTCAGCATCAAGTGGAAGGAGTGAGCCGTGGCCTTCAACCTCGCTTCCATCTCCAAGACCAGGCGCTTGCGCGCCCCGAAGGTCGTCATCGCCGGCCCCGGCAAGATCGGCAAGACCACCTTCGCAGCCAGCGCCCCCAACGCGGTGGGCATCCTGACTGAGGACGGCGCCGACGCGGTGGACGCCTCAGCCTTCCCGCTGGCCTCGAGCCTGCAGGAGGTCTACCAGGCCATCGGCACGCTGCTGAAGGAAGAGCACGACTTCAACACCGTGTTTATGGACTCGCTCGACTGGCTCGAGCCCCTGGTGCATGCCCACGTCTGCGAGCAGAACAAGTGGGCCAGCATCGAGGCGCCGGGCTATGGCAAGGGCTACCTGGCCGCGGCTGATGAGTGGCGCACGCTGCTCAACGGCCTGGAGGAGCTGCGTCAGCGCCGCAACATGGCCGTGATCCTGATCGCGCACGACAAGATCAAGCGCTTCGAGTCACCGCTGCACGATGGGTACGACCAGTACGTGCTGAAGCTCCACGACCGCGCCGCTGCCCTGGTGCAGGAGTGGGCCGACGTCATCGGCTGGGCCAACTACCGCGTGGTCACGACGCAGACCGACGCCGGCTACGGCAACAAGGAAACCAAGGCCCGCACGACGGGCGACCGGATTCTTCACGTTGAACCCCACCCCGCCCATATGGGTGGCAACAGGTTTGGCCTGAAGAACATGCCCCTGTCCTGGGAGGCATTCGCAGCCGCTTTGGCGGCTTCACAAACCTAAACCGAGAGAACCATGCCCCTGTACGTCATCACCGACACCGTCAACCACGCCACCCGTCTGGTGGATGCACCTAACCCCGCCCGCGCCCTGCGCCACGTGTGGGGCGCTCAGTTTGGCATCAAGGCCGCCAGCGCAGCCCTGGTGGCCAAGCTGATGGGCGCTGGCATCCAGCTGGAAACCGCCACCCCTGAATCTCAACCCGAACCACAACCGGAAGGCTACTGAACCATGGCATCCCTGAACTTCAAGGCAAGCGCGATCCAGATCGAGGAGCGCACCACGTCCTACGGCCCGCTGCCCGCGGGCGAGTACGAGATGATGGTGGTCAAGTCCACCACCAAGCCCACCAAGAGCGGCAACGGCTCCTACCTCGAGCTGGAGATGCACATCATCTCGGGTGAGCACACTGGCCGCCGGCACTGGGAGCGGCTGAACCTCGACAACCCGTCCCTGCAGACCGTGAAAATCGCGGAGGAGCAGCTGGCCCGCCTGTGCATGGCGCTCGGCCTGGACGAAGTGGACGACAGCGAGCAGATGCACGACAAGGCCTTCGTGGCCGAGGTGGGCATCGACAAGAAGGACGACACCCGCAACGTCATCTGGAACTACCGCCCTATCACCGGCGCGCCTGTCAGCCCGGCCAAGCTCAAGAACACGCCGCCCCCGCCCGCTGCCGCGCCAGCCAAGTCCGCACGGCCCTGGGGTTGACCATGGCGGCGCTGCCTGAGTCTCCACACACCACCGCGACGGCCATCGTCAAGTGGTACGAGAGCAAGCCCCAGGAGCACCGGCCGCACATGGGGGCCAGCCTGATTGGCCACCCGTGCGACCGCAACATCTGGATGACCTGGCGCTGGGTGCTCAAGCCCGAGTTTAAGGGCCGCATCCTGCGCCTGTTCAGCACCGGCCAGCGCGAGGAGTCGCGCCTGCTGGAGGAACTGCGCGGCATCGGTGCACAGGTCTGGGACGTTGACCCCGAGACCGGCGACCAGTGGCGCGTGAGCGCGCTCAACGGGCACTTTGGCGGCAGCCTGGACGGCATCGCCAAGGGCCTGCCCGAGGGACCGAAGACGCCCGCGGTGCTGGAGTTCAAGACGCACAGCCACAAGAGCTTCACCGAGGTGGTGGCCAAGAAGGTGCAGGTGGCCAAGCCCCAGCACTACGACCAGATGCAGGTCTACATGAAGCTGATGGACCTCGAGCGCGCCCTGTACATGGCCGTCGACAAGGACACCGACGACATCTACGTGGAGTGGGTGCATGCGGACGCGCAGCGCCAGGACAGCATCCTGGCCCATGCGGAGCGCCTCATCAGCATGACGGCGCCGCCTGACAGGCTCAGCGAGGATCCGACTCACTGGCAGTGCAAATTCTGCGGGTTCTACAAGCACTGCCACCAAGGCGTGGCCGCGGAGGCTAACTGCCGCACGTGTTGCCATGCCTCACCAGTTGAGAATGCAGCATGGCGGTGCGACAGCCACAATGAGCACCTGACTGTGCAGGAGCAGCGCGAGGGCTGCGAGGACCACCTGATGATCCCTGGCCTGGTGCCCTACGCCGAGCCGGTGGACGGCGGCAGCACCTGGGTGGCCTACCGGCACCGCGAGTCGGGCAAGACGTTCGTCAACGGCCCGGCCGACATGCCGCACGACACCACCTACGGCCCGGTGTTCAGCAGCACCGAGCTGCACCGGTGCCCGGGTGCGGTTCTGCCCGACGCGGTGGAGACGAAGGCCGAGTTCCCAGGCGCCACCGTGGTGTCGGGCAGCGTGGCCCCGCGCACGCCGTTCGATGACATGGAGTCGGACGACCTGGACGCGGTGCCCAGCAAGCCTGAGCACCCGGTCAAGCGCGAGAGCCGCAAGCGCATCGCGGCCAGCCTCAAGCAGCTTGAGGCGATGCAGTGATGCGCGGCCTGGCGTCGATCGCGGCCCTGGTGCTGGTCTGGGCCGGGTGCCTGGTGGTGCTGGGCGCGGCGGCCCGCGTGATGTGGTGGCTGCTGGGCCTGGGCTGGGCGGTGCTGTGAGCTGGCTCCTGCCCTACCTGCAGGCCCGCAGCGATGAGGTGGGCGAGTGCTGGGAGTGGCGCGGTGCCGTGCAGCAGCTCAGCCGGGCCCCGGTTATGCGTCACGACGGCCGGCCCCAGGCCGTGCGCCGGGTGATCGCGCAGACGCTGGAGCTGAAGGTCGAGGGGCGTTTTGCGACGTCACGCTGCTGCAACCCGCTGTGCGTGAACCCCGAGCACGTCATCACCGTCACGCGGCAGCAGCTGCAGCAGCGCACTGCCAAGGTGACGCAGATGCACACCAACCCGGCTAGGTGCAGGAAGCTGGCCCAGAGCGCCAGGCGCAAGGGCAAGTTGAGCGAGGCCCAGGTGGCCGAGATCCGCGCCATCGACGGGATGAAGCAGCGCGACATCGCGGCCCTGTACGGCATCACCCAGTCCACGGTTTCGGCCATCCGGCGCGGCGTCAAGTGGAAGGACTACGGCAACCCCTACTGGCAACTGATGAAATGAACACGTCCCAGGACTTTGCGAGGTGCGCGTCATCGCACCGTGAAGAGTGCCGCACCTGTGCGCGCAACGAGAAGGTGAACCCCCCCGCGCCTGACGCTACGCGCCAGGTTTGGCTTGGTGTGTGGGTGATCGAGGATCAGCGCTGCCCGTCGCGGGTGGCGGTGGAGGTGAAGGCATGAGTGACTTGAGAACCGCCGCCCAGCAGGCGCTGGAGGCGTTGGAGAACGCAGAGGAAGACGGTAATTGCGAGTACGGAGCAACCGCCGCCCTCCGCGCCGCGCTAGAGCAGCCGGAGCAGGAGCCGTACTGCTACGTCTACGAATACGACAGCGCATTCGGCCTGCACCGGGAGTTCTACCCCGGTCCTTACAACGGAAAGCAGAAACCGGATCGCACCGTGCCGGTCTTCACCCACCCACCCCGCCGCGAGTGGCGAGGGCTGACGGAGGAGGAGATCGTTGCCATCTTCTTGTTGGCTCCCACGCAACCAGCATTCGCCCGCGCCATCGAGGCCGCGCTGAAGGAGCGAAATGTATGAGCAAGCACACACCAGGGCCTTGGCACATTGATGGCAGCAAGCAAGAAGGGCTGACTGTGCGAGCTAGGCAATCCGCTATTGCTGTAATCCCAGGTTATGGCGTAGGCCAGCGCATGGAAGACGCTCGCCTAATAGCTGCTGCGCCTGATATTTTGCAGGCGTTAAAAGATGCAACTGATGCAATTGAACATTGGGGCTCCTACACTTCCGATTACTTCCAGCACAAATGGGATTTGCAAAGCGACATCAATGCGGCCCGCGCAGCAATAGCCAAAGCGGAGGGACAAGCATGAGCAAGCACACACCGAGGCCGTGGAGCTATCAGATTAGCCGCTATGAACCGGAAGCGTTCGACATCATTGAGCCCGGTATCGGTGCCTTGGCCATTGTGAAATCCGAGGATTACGCCCGCCTCATCGCCGCCGCGCCTGATCTGCTGGAGGCGTTGAAACTTATCGCATCCGCTGAGAACTCAGCCCTTGATCTGGCGTATTGCAAAGGAATTGCCCGCGCCGCCATCGCCAAAGCGGAGGGGCAAGCATGACCAAAGATGATTTGGTCCGCATGGTTCGGGAAGCTGGCTTGGCACCAATTTGTGAGGCCTGCGACGAACCAGAGGTGCGGTATGCCTATGAAAGCTGGGACTTTGAGCTTGAACGCTTCGCCGCCCTTGTCGCCGCTGCCGAGCGCGAGGCGTGTGCGAAGGTGTGTGACCAGAAAGTTGATGCCGAGTACGCCACGGGGAAGGTTGACCACAACGAGATGGGATGGACGCAGGCTTGCGCTATTGCCATCCGGGCAAGGGGGGCCGCATGAGCTTCATCATCGGCATCGACCCAGGCGCCGCGGGCGCCGTGGCCATCCTCGAGCCCGACGGCAGCCTGGTGCAGGTCTTCGACATGCCCGCGGTGGAGGTGACGGTGGGCGGCAAGGCCAAGCGCCGCATCTCCCCCGAGATGCTGGCCGCCGAGCTGCGCCTGTACAACGTCCACGCCACGTGCGCATACATCGAGCAGGTGGGCGCCATGCCCGGCCAGGGCGTCAGCAGCATGTTCGCATTCGGTGAGGCTTTCGGCCTGGCCAAGGGCGTGCTGGCCGGTCTGGGCATCCCGGTGCAATCGGTGCCCCCAGCACGCTGGAAACGGGCCCTGGGCCTGAACAGCGGCAAGGACGCCGCCCGCGCCAAGGCCGCCGCCACCTGGCCCCAGCAGGCCGGGGAGTTCAAACGCGTCAAGGACGACGGCAAGGCCGAGGCGGCGCTGATCGCGCTGTGGGGGCTGAAGGGGCCCTAGGGTTTTCCCTCAATTTGTGTCGCAAAAATCTGTTGACGGCCGTGCTCCATGTTGTGATAATCTCATCATCAACAACGCAACCAGGAGCACCCAAATGCAGTCCGAACTTCTCCAGCAGATCGCCAAGCTGCCCAACACTGTTGTGCATCCGTACCGCGACGGCGGCGGCGTCTTGATCATTGAAACGCGTCCTAACGGCGTGAAGCAGACGGGCGTCTGGCTCGATCGGCGCAGCACTGTCAGCTACCTGCAGGAGTACCTGCAGAGCCGCACAACTCACTGAGCTGCTTTTTCTCAAGTGCGAGCGGCCCACTTAGAGGCCGCCCACCCCTACCCTGAACCTGAACCAAGGAACCCACGACATGTCCATCAAACTCAGAGGCGACGTCTACTGGCTCGACGTCCAGATCAACGGCAAGCGCATCCGTGAGTCGCTCAAGACGACCGACAAGAAGCAGGCCCAGGCCTTGGCCGACATCCGGCGCGCCGAGCTCTGGCAGGGCCGGCTGCTCAAGGCCAAGCCCAAGAAGACCTTCCGCGAGGCCTGCACCCGCTGGCTGGCCGAGAAGGCCCACAAGAAGTCCATCAGCGAGGACCAGGACAAGATCAACTACTTCCTGCCGAAGCTGGGCGACCGCCAGCTGTCCAACATCACCCGCGACGACATCGAGCAGATCCTGCCCACCGACGTCAAGCCCGCCACCAGGAACCGCTACCGCGCCCTGATCCGCTCCATGCTGCGCGCCGCCGAGCGCGAGTGGGAGTGGATCGACCGCGCCCCCGTGCTGCGCACCGAGTCAGAACCCAAGCGCCGCGTCGCATTTCTGACACGCGAGCAAGCGGAGCTTTTGATGGCCTTTTTACCAGAAAAGTACCGGACTCCTGTCCGTTTCGCTTTACTCACCGGGTTGAGAAGATCGAATGTTTTCAACCTGACCTGGGACAAAGTGGACCTGCAGCGCGGCACAGTCATTGTCGAGGCAGATGAGGCCAAAGCCGGCCAGCGCATCCTGGTGCCGCTGAACACCGCCGCCCGCGAGATCCTGAAGGCCCTGCCCGAGCCACATGAGGGCCGCGTCTGGGGCGACGTCACGCGAGTGTGGTGCAACACCTGGAAGGCCAGCTGCACGCGCGCTGGCGTGCCCTGGCTGCGTTTCCATGACCTGCGCCACACCTGGGCGAGCTGGCACGCGATGGCCGGCACCCCGTTGTCGGTGCTGCAGGAGCTAGGCGGATGGCACAGTCCGCAGATGGTGCAGCGCTACGCGCACCTGTCGCCAGAGCACCTGGCCGCGGCGGCTGAACGGGTCAGCCTGTGAGGGGGATGGGGTGGCTGATGGGGCTCGAACCCACGACCGCTGGAATCACAATCCAGAGCTCTACCAACTGAGCTACAGCCACCACTGAAGGTGAGAATGGCACAAAAATGACACAAACTCACCGAGAACCGCTCAACATTCCTTGTAAATCAACAACTTAGCGGTGGGAAGTCCCAGAATCACAATCGGAATTGAGAATGATCTCCCCTCTGTGAGCAAATCTCAGCGATGAGGATTTGGGCACTTCAAGAGGAAATTGCGGCACACGAATGGCACAGCGCTTTTTGAGGCCAAAACAGGCATGAACAACCAGAAAAGTAACAGACTCGCGTCTGCTTACAGCATGGCTGCGCCTGCCTGCTGCGCCTTATTTGCTGACGCCCTTGGCCTTTTCGATCGTGCGCAGGCCGCCAATTCCGAGCAGGCCCGTCACAACCACCCACAGCAGGTCAAGGTTGAGGCTGGGGGGTGCTGGCCAGCCTTTAAGGGACGCCCCCCAAGCCAGCAGCGGCTGCCCGATCGTCGCGTACAGGAACCCCGCAGCGCCGCACCAGCCGAACGCGGGGCGCCAGCCGGCCACAAACACGCTTGGGTGCGTGGCCTCGCGGGCGTTGATCTCAAGCTGGGCGATGACCTGCTTCAGCTCGCCATCGGCGGCCATGCGCACCAGCTCCAGCTCAGCCTCGCGCTTCTTCTCCGGGTCAGGGACGAAACGGTCCAGCAGTGTTTTGCCCACCTCAAGGATCGGGCCGAGCAGCAAGGGGTTCATGTCACGCCTCCATCAGATCAGCCACGCGCCTGGCCCAGCCGCGGGAGAACGCCGGCCAGTTGTTCAGCCCGGTCATGAACCGCAGCCGCTGCGCCAGCAGGCGCATGCGCAGAGCGTTCATGTCCTGCCCGTAGGCCGCCTTCAGCGTCTTGGGGCCGATGATCCCGTCAACTTCCACGCCAAGCGCCCGCTGCAGCCACAGGGTTGCCTGACGCGGGCCTGAGTTCACCGCGGCGTCGAACATGATGTAGCGGATGCCAGGCGGCAGGTCCTCGGCGCCAACGGGTTTCCAGTACCGGTGCAGGTACACCTGCTGGGCCACGTCCACCGGCAGCTCGCGCATGTCGCCCTGGTAGCCGAACTCGCGCGCCGCGGCCTCGGTCACGCCGAAACGCGTCTTGCCGCCCGGGTCTGCCGGGTGGTCGCTGAAGTCGCCCTCATGGCCGAGAAGAAGCTGGAACGCGGTGGCAAAGTTCATTTGACCCACCTCGAGCCAAACTGCACCAGCGTGAACACCACCACCGCCACGCCCCATACGCCGATGCCGCGGTTGATCCACATCTGCAGGGTGCGGTCGGTCTTGTTCGTGGCAGTCTCAACAGCCGCCAGGCGCTGCTCGACGCGGCCAATGCGTTCGCCTTGGTTGGCCTGGCGCTCTTCCACCAGAACCAGCTTCATGACGGCGTCGGCCATCTTGTCTACCTTGCCCTCCAGGCGGCGGAAATCGTCGTCAGTCATCGCTTACATGTCCTGCGTGTTGGTTGACGGGAAAGCCCTTCCTGAGCCCCAAATAATGCGGACAGCGCCGCCGGCTCCGCTGCCGTAGTAGGTTGTGGTGCCTGAGGTACTGGACCCAGTTGCCCCACCACCGCCGTAGGCGCCGCCGCCGTAAGTCGTTCCGTTTGCGCCGCCCGACCCGCCGCCGCCATCGGCAGCGCCATTGGCTCCTGCGCCAAGAATTCCTACACCGCCCCCGCCCTTGCGGTAGCCACCACCGCCGCCAGCACCGCCAGTGCCTGCCGCCCCGGTTGTGTTGTTTCCGTCACCGCCAACATTTGTGTAGCCACCAGCGCCGCCGCCGCCGCCATTGGCAGCCAGAGCGTAATAACCACCCCTGCCTCCACCATCCCCAACATAGTTACCAGGCGTCGAATCGCCTCCGCGGCCAGCAACTGTGCTTGTGTTTACGAAGTAGCTATCACCGCCCGAGGCCCCACTTGCGCCCCCAGCGCCAACGACGACTGTGTATGTAGTGCCAGGGACCACCGCTATGTTGTTCTTCCACCCAAGCCCACCGCCGCCGCCTGATCGGTTGTCACCGAATGCCCCGTACCACGCGTAATAGCCAGGACCGCCGCCTCCGACACAGACCACGCTGACGCTATAAACGCCGGCGGGGCAGGTCCATGAATAGGTGCCAGGAGTTGTGTATGCCTGCTGGCCAGGTGGCGATTCGTTTGCCGCAGTAGTAGCTGAAAACATGCGTCACACCGTGTAGTTTTGCCCGCCGTTGCTGCCGTACCAGTTGGTGCCGTCAGCGGTGAAGACGTACTTGTCGAGCTTGCTGGCCGTGCTGGTGATGGTCGGCGCGGTGTTGCCGGGCCACTTGACGGTGGCAGGCCACGTCACCGTGCGGCTTCCAGTTGCGTCCTGCTTGAGCAGCAGCATGAAGCTCTTGCCCGCGGTGGCCGTCGGGAAGGTGAACGTGCAGTTGCCTGTCAGCGTGATGATCTGAATCGTTCCGCTGGTCAGGTTGATCGTGTACGCGGTGGAGCTGTTGGCAGTGTTCACCAGTTCTCGGTAGTCGCCGCCCAAGTCGAACTTGGCCGCGGGACTGGCAACGCCAACCCCCACGTCACCAGAGCCACTGACCTGCAAGGCGTTGCTGAGACTTGCCAGGTTTGATGTCTTACCCATGCCTCACCCCACCCAAGTGATCATCAGATAGCCGGAGCCTCCGGCGTTGCCGGCCGTGTTGATCGCACCGCCGCCGCCCCCCCCGCCCGTGTTGGCTGACGCGGCCGCGCCGCCTGCAGCACCAGCGCCGTAGGAGCCGCCACCACCGCCGCGGTTGGAGCTGGCAGCACCGCCGCCGGCCATGCTGGCGCCGCCGCTGGCGTTACCGCCGCCGCCACCACCGCCGCCTTGGCCGCCCAGGAACACGACGCCGGCAGATCCGCCCACGCCGTTGTCACCGCCCGCGCCGCCCGTGCCGCCACCGCCCGAGCCGCCGAGGTTGCTGCCCGAGGTGGCACCAGCAGCACTAAAGCCGCCACCGCCCCCACCGCCGCCGTCGGTGCCCGTCTGGCCCTTGGCACCACCGCCGCCGCCGTAGGCCGTGACGGTGCCGAAGGTGGTGTTACCGCCTGCGCCGCCCCCGCCGTTGATGGCCCCGGCCGTGCCAGCTGCGCCGACTGAGTAGGCGATGGACGCGCCGGAGGTCACGGCCAGGTCGATCTCCACGATCGCCCCGCCACCGCCCCCGCCACCGCGGTAGCTCGAGGTGTAGCCCCCACCGCCTCCCCCACCAGCGCCCACCGCGAACACGCGCACGCTGGTGACGCCCACCGGCACAGTCCAGTTGCCGCTGCCGCTGGTGAAGACTTGCGACTGTGTTTTGCCGCCGGAGATGAATTGCGAAAGGGTACTCATGGTGCTACTTTCTCAAGCAAAGACCCAGCCCAAAGAGGCGTTTGCGTAGGTCAGCGTGATCGCCGCATTCAGGCTGTCGATTGTCAGGTCCTCGGCCAGGGCCTGGATGTTGCTGCCGTTGCGCCCGACCACGCAGGTGGTGGTGCCTGACAGGTTGCTGACCCTGACCGTGTCCCCCACCGCGGGGGAGGCCGGCAGCGTCAGCGTCAGGGACGCCGTCATGACGTACAAGCAGTTGCTGGCGGCGGCCGTGTTGGTGCTGATCACCTGCACAGACGTGCTGCCAGCCACCGCGCCATAGGCCACCATGTCCACGATGTCGCCGGCCGGCAGGCCGGAGGTGAACACCACGCTGGTGCCGTTGGTCGCGGTGAAGTCAGTGCCGTTGACCTGCTTGGCGCCGTTGCGGTAGACGTCGATCGCGCCGACGTTGTAGTTGATGGAGAAAGTGGTTTGCGAGGCCGTGGCGGTGTAGGTCTGTCGCGTCGAGCTGGTGATGATTGCGGACAGGGCCGCGTCCACATAGCCCTTGGTCGCGGCGGCCGTTGGCGCCGTCGGCGTAGGCAGGCCGGTGATGACGCAGTTGGAGGTGTTGAACTGAATCCCTGACGGCACCACCACGTTGGCGTTGCTCCAGGTCATTGAGTTCACGCCCGACACCGCCATGCTGACGTTGCTGGCGCTGGGGCGGTACAGGCCCGAGGACGTCTCGTTCAGGAACGCGATGCCCGGGGCGCCGACGGTGCCATCAGCCAGCCGGAACGGCGCCAGCATGCCGCCAGCGCCCGTGCGCGACAGCGAGTTGGTCAGCTCGTTGGCGACGTCTGACAGGGTCGTGTTGGCCCACGATGCCTCGATCGTGGTGCCGGCCACCACCGGGTTGCCTGACGGCAGGGTGTAGGTGCCGCTTGCGTTGCGTGGCATGTCGTTTCTCCGTTACTGAGCCGCCACCGCGGGCACACCCCGCAGAAGCGCCAGCAGCTGCTGCTGGGTGGGTGTCAAGGGCTGGCCGGCATCGACCTGGCGCTGCAGGATCTGCAGCATCCTCTGCGGGTTCTGCAGGGCCTGCGCCAGGGCCTGCTCCTCGAGGCCCTTGCTGTAGTCCATCAGGCGCGTGGTCAGCGTGCTGGCAACAGGCTGCGCCGGGCCGCCCAGCATGCCGGCGGCACGCTCAGCCACGCCGGCCGCGATCGTGTCGCTGGCCGTGTTGCTGCCGCCGCCTGCCGTGGCCGAGCGCTTGACCCCCTGCACGATGTTCTGCTGCCGCAGGGCGGCCAGGATGGCCTCGAGGCGCGCATTGGCTGTGGGGTCCAGCACAGGAGCTTTCCCAGGCCCTCGCGTGGTGTCCAAGGCCCGCCCGAGGCCTGCCTCGGTGATCTTGGGGACGTCGCCCGCCGCGTCGGCAGACACGCCGCGCACGCGGCCGGTGGCCTGATCAACGAAGGCCTCGCGCACCTTGCCGGCCGCCTGCGATGAACGCACCACGTCGCTGTCGCGCTTGTAGCCCTGCAGCACGCCGCTCCAGCGGTTGCCGGTGGCGTTGTTCAGGATGCTGTCCACCTGCTGCAGCACGCTCATGGTGGCCGGGCTTTCACGCGGCGCGGCCTGGTAGGCGTTGATGGGGTTGAACGGCGCCTTGCTGGCCAGGTTGGCGCGGATCGTCGCCAAGTGCTCCGGCCGAAAGTCAGGCCCGAGGCGGTCGATCTCGTCGGCCACCGCCGCCAGCATGTTGCGCACGGCCGGGTTGCTGGCCTCGGGGGTGCGCGCCGCCAGGTCCAGGTTGGACCGGAAGCTGGCCAGGTCGCGGGCAAAGGCCGGCTCGTTGACGCTGGACATGGCCTGGTTGTACAGGGCACTGCGGTTGGAGCTGCGCAGTGCGCGCTGGGCTTCAATGTTGTCAGCGCCTCGCGTGGCAGCGATGACCTCGTCGGCCACCGAGCGCGCCTGGTTCTGATCAAAGTCGTACCAGTTGGCACCGCTGCGGGTGCGGCTGCCGGCTTCCAAGCGCGCAAGCTGCGGGTCAGCCAGCGAGGCGGCCGTGGACAGCGGGATGGGACCTTGCGGCGCCT